TTTATCATAACAACTCTAAGAAATTTGAAACAACGTCTGCTGGTATACAAACAACAGGTACTGTTAATGTAAATGGAGCATACACTCTTCCAACTTCTGATGGGTCAGCTAACCAAGTTTTAACAACAGATGGTTCTGGAGCAGTTACTTTTGCAACACCAACTACTGGTGACATTACTTCTGTTGTAGCAGGATCTGGTTTATCTGGAGGTGGTACTTCTGGTGATGTTACTTTAAATGTTGGTGCAGGTAATTTAATTGATGTTGGAACAAGTCAAATACATGTTGATCTTTCTGAACTTTCGACTTCTACTTCAAATGGAGATGGTGACTTCTTTTGTGTGATTGATTCTTCTAATGCTCAAAAAAAATTAACTAAAGGAAATATTAATAACTCTGGTTTTAATAATGACGCTGGTTACACTACAAACACTGGTGATATTACTTCAGTTGTAGCAGGATCTGGTTTAACAGGTGGGGCTACTAGTGGAGCTGCAACTTTAAATATTGGAGCAGGAACTGGTATAGACGTTGCAGCAGATGCAATTTCAGTTGATGTATCAGACTTCATGTCTAATGGTTCTAATAATAGAATTGTTACTGCAACTAGTGCTGATGCACAAAACGCAGAAGCTAATTTAACTTTTGATGGTTCTACTTTAGATGTTTCTGGAACTTTAAAAGCTGATAAAGGATATATTCCTGAAACAACTTTAACAGATGGTTCAACTATTAATTGGAACATGTCTACTCAATCAGTATGTAAAGTAACTTTAGCTGGTAATAGAACAATGGCTGCTCCGTCAAATTCAAGTACAGGTCAATTTGCTTCAATTGTAGTTATTCAAGATGGAACAGGTGGTAGAACTTTAACATGGAATGCAGTATATGAATTCGCATCTGACACAGCTCCAACACTAACAGCAACTGCAAGTAAAGGTGATTTATTTGTATTTAGATATAACGGTTCAAAGTGGTTAGAAGCAGGTAGAAATTTAGCATTAACACTAAGTTAGGAACTTAGACTATGGCTTTTGGAATTACAACATTTGCAGAAACTTCGTTTTCTTCTTTACCTTTTAATACTCATTTTAGTCCTATAGGTCAACAAGCTAGTACTTCTTTAGGAAATATTACAATTACTGCGAATGGTGCTATTACAATTCAAACTGGACCTGAAATAGCTTTAGATGTTAATGTAGGAAATGTTACAATTGGACTTGCTAGTTTTTTAGATATAACAGGACAAGGACTAGTTATATCTCAAGGTGAAGAAATTATATCTGCATCAGCAACTACAGCTACAACTGGACAACAAATTGTTTCATCTGTTAATTCAGTTACTACTCAAGCTGGATCTACAATTAGTATTACTGGTGAATTAGCTAATATAGTAGCTAATACAATTTCTATTTCAGAAGGATCTGGTATTATTTTAACAGGACAACAAATATTAACTAATTCAGGAGATACTGTAATTGCTGGTTCTGCTTCTATGGCAATCAGTGGTCAATTTGCTAATACAGTTGTTAATTCAATAACTGTAGCACAAGGAGGAAATGCAGTAATAAATGGACAACAATTAAATTCTAATTTAAGTAATGTTTCTGTTACTGGTACTGGAATTATTACAGCAAATGGAATAGAAATAAATGTAAATGCAGCAACACTTAGATTTTGGGATCCAATTGTTGATGATAATACTGAAACGTGGACTAATATTTAGTGTACAAATCAATACAAATATATATTATTAAATTATGGCTTCAAGTTATACATCGAGATTAAAATTAGAAAGACAAGCTACTGGAGAAAATTCAGGTAACTGGGGTAATCTCGTAAATTATGTTTTAAATAGAATTGATAGTACAGTAAGAGGATATGTTGCTGTAAGTGTTGCTGGTTCTGCTAATGTAACTTTAGTATCTAACACATCAACTACTAATACAGATGATTCAACTACTGATGATCAAGTTCATAATAAAGTAATAGAATTTACAGGTGCTTTAACAGGTGCTATTCATGTATTTACAGATGCAGTAGAAGGCGATTATACTTTATTTAATAATACTTCAGGATCTCATTCCTTAACTTTTGCTAACACAGGTCATGCTGCTAATGGTGTTGTTATTACTCAAGGCACTAAATCAATTGTATACACAAATGGCTCTACTATCTATGATGTAGGGGCTGATTTAGGGCAAATAGGAGTAACTTCTTTAACTTCTACTGGAAATGTAACTGGAACTTATTTAATTTCTTCTGAAAATATACAAATAGCAAACGATAAAGCTATTGTAGATGCTAATAATAATGAACAAATAGTATTTTCACAAACAACATCTGCTGTTAATCATTTAGATATTACTAATGCAGCCACTGGAAATAATCCAGATATTAAAGCTTCAGGTAGTGATGCAAATGTAGGAATTAGCTTTACAACTACTGGATCTGGGTTTATAAAGTTTAATGATGCTGCTTATAATCCTGAAGCGACATTATCAGATGGAGCAACAATAACATGGGACGCTCAAGCGCAACCTGTAGCAAAAGTTACTCTAGGTGGTAATAGAACTTTAGCTGCTGCATCTAATGGTGTTGCTGGACAATTTGTTTCTTTAGTAGTAATACAAGATGGAACAGGTTCAAGAACATTAACTTGGAATGCTGCTTATGAGTTTGCTTCTGACACAGCACCAACATTAACAACAACAGCTAATTTAGGAGATTTGTTTGTTTTTAAATATAACGGAACTAAATGGTTAGAAGCAGGAAGGAATCAAGCATTAACATTGAGTTAGGAGAAAATTATGCACGCACTTATAGAAAATAATGAAATAACAAAATATTTCAATAACCCTAAAGGATTTACTCTAGGAGAGGTACAATATCCATCAGACATTTTTATGAAATGGTCTACAGAAGAAAAACAAGCTATTGGTATTTATGAAGTAGTATTTGATGATAGTAATAAAAAAGATAAGCAATGGTATATTAATACTGATCAATCTTTTGCTTTTGCTGATGGAGTAGTTACAGCTTCATATGGAACTGCTACACCAAAAGCTCATGCAGATAGTTTATATACAAGCCAAGATAATACAGATAATTTAATACCAAGTGATAAATCAGTTGGAGATGTAAAAACTGAAGGTTTAAAAACAGTTTTAATTAGAACTTTAAAACAACAAGTAGCTAATGAACTTTCTAAAACTGATTGGTACATAACTAGAAATGCAGAAAAATCTACTGCTATACCTAGTGCTATATCTACTCATAGAGATGCAGTTAGAACTAAACAAACAGAAATGGAAACTGCAATTATAAATGCAGTCGATACTCCAGCTCTTGAAACTTTATACGCATATGTAAATACAGGAACATTTGAAAGTCCTGTAATCGAAAGACCACTAGGTGAATTACCAACATTGGAGTTATAATCCATGTCAATAATTATTCCAGCAAACTCAGCAGTAAGCGGTGGATATGATGTAGATAACTCATTACTATTTGATCCGGGTGCAAAAATAACACATACATTTGGTTCAACTACTAATAGAAGAACATTTACTTTAAGTTCGTGGATAAAAAAATGTAGTACAACTACTGAACAAAATTTTGTTTTTGGTGGAGATAATTCTGGATCAAATCCTTATTTTGATTTTAGATTTAATAGTGATCAAACAATAAATTGGTATTGCTCTGATGGCAGTGGTAATCTAGCATTTAATTTAATAACAAATAGAAAATTTACAGACTCTAATGCTTGGTATCATATGGTTATGGCAGTAGACACAACACAAGGGACATCATCAAATAGAGTTAAATTATATGTAAATGGAGTACAACAAACTTCATTATCTACAGCAACTTATCCATCTCAAAATTTTGAAACACCTTTTAATGACGTTAATTATGAAGTTCAATATGGAGGTTTAAGAACTAGTACTCCTAATTACAATGGGTATATGTGTGAAATAGTTGAAATTGATGGACAACAATTAGATCCAACATCATTTGGAGAATTTGATGAAGATAGTGGAGTATGGAAACCAATATCTGTATCTGGTTTAACTTTTGGCGACAATGGACATTATTTAGATTTTGAAGATAGTTCAGATTTAGGACAAGACGTATCTGGTAATAACAATGATTTTACTCTTACGAATATTGCAGCAACAGATCAAGCTTTAGATACCTGCACAAATAATTTTACAACAATGAATCGTCTAGATAATTATTATCCTGGTGCAACTTTTTCATTAGGTAATTTACAAGTTGCAACTACTAATTCTGGCAAAGCATGGAACACTTCTTCAATAGCTTTAAGTTCTGGTAAATGGTATTTTGAAGCAAAAAATTCAGCAACAGGTGGTAGTACACCATCTGATAATTGGAATTTAATTGGTATTTCAGATAGATCACCTACATCAGTTACCGATTTAGGGCTAGCAGATTATCAATATGCTATATTTCAATTTGATGGTAAAGTTTATGCTGGTAGCAGTTCATCAATAACTTATGCAGCAGCATGGGTTACAGGAGATATAATAGGGTGTGCTATTGATTTAGATAATAATAAAATTTATTGGCATAAAAATGGACAATGGGGAACTGGTAGTGGTGCTTGGGGTAGTACAACTTTTAATGCTAGTACAGGAGCATTTTCAATTCAAGCAGCAGCAAGTACCTTAAATGGTTTTTATTTTGTAGCTATGGGAGATGCAGGGGTTAATGTAAGTAAAACTTGGCAATTCAACTTTGGCTCTCCAGTGTACGCAATCTCATCAAGCAACACAGATGGTGATGGCTATGGAAATTTTGAATATGCAGTGCCTTCAGGATTTTATTCAATCAACACAAAAAACTTAGCGGAGTATGGATAATGGCTTATACAGATATAGACGATTCATCAGCATATTTTCAGACAAAAATTTATAGTGGAACAGGTTCTGCATTATCTGTTACTTTTGATGGTAATTCTAACCTTCAACCCGATTGGATATGGTTTAAAAACAGAGGAACATCAAATTCGCACGGCTTACAAGATGTTGTAAGAACTTTTAATGCTGCAAATGTTCAGTCTACAAATGGTACAGATGCATCTCCAGCTTTTTCAAATTTAGGATATGTTTCGGCAGCAAATAGTAATGGATTTACAGTACAACCTGGTAATTGTGCAAATTCCGGTTCAAATAATTATGTATCTTGGAACTGGAAAGCTGGTGGAAGTCCATCAACAAATACTGCTGGAAGTATAAACTCATCTGTATCTGTCAATACTACTGCTGGGATTAGTATTTTAACTTTTACTGGAAGTGGAAGTGGTGCAGCTGAGAATGTTGGCCATGGTTTAGGTGTAACTCCTAAATTAATGATAGGTAAAAATTTAGATAGTGGTCATTCAGTTTTTGGAAGTTGGATGGTTGGTGGTTTAGGTGTAACTCCTACTTTTAATTTTTCTACTAATTATATAAACTTAAATTCTGGTGCTGGTTTATCTAGTGATGCTGGTGGTACAGTATGGAATGCAACACCAACAAGTACCCTTGTAAAATTTTCTAATTTTTTTAATACTGCTTCAAATGATTATGTTATGTATTGTTTCGCTGAGAAAAAAGGATTTAGCAAATTTGGAACTTATACTGGTAATGGAAATTCCGATGGAGCATTTCTTTACACCGGTTTTAAGCCTGCACTATGGATAGTGAAAAGAACTAATGCGGTTAATAACTGGATTATGTTTGATAATAAAAGAAGTACATCTGACGGATTTAATCGTAACAATGTATTACTACTACCTAATTTATCTCAAGGAGAAAATACAAATGATGGCGTAGTCGATTTTGTTTCAAGTGGTATTAAAATAAGAGATACTAAAGATGAATTTAATAATAGTAGTGGAACATATATGTATATGGCTTTTGCTGAAAACCCTTTTGTAACGTCAACTGGTATACCAACTCCAGCTAGATAAAAAAATACTATTATTTTTTGTTTTTTGTTATATATTTAATATATTATGCCTTTAACTAAACTTAGTTTTCAACCTGGATTAGATACAGAAAACACTGAAACTGGTGCAGAAGGTAGATGGATAGATGGTGATAAAATAAGATTTAGAAAAGGACTTCCTCAAAAAATAGGTGGTTGGACTAAATTTAGTCAAGATTATTATGTTGGAGTTGGAAGAGCTTTAGAACAGTGGTTTGCTTTAAATGGTTCTCGTTATGTAGCTGTAGGAACTGATCGAAAAGTTTATGTATATTTAGGTGGTGATAATCAAGATATTACTCCTATAAGAGAAACAGCAACCCTTGTTAATGCTATATCTACTACAACTAGTAGTAAAATTTTAACAATTTCAGATTTAAATCATGGAGCTAAAGTAGGAGATTTTGTAACTTTAAGTAATGTAAGTGCAACAGTAGGAGGATTAACAGCAGCAACTTTAGATGCTGAATATCAAGTTTTAAGTTTAGCAAATGTTAATGCTTATACAGTTGAAAGTAGTGGTACAGCTAATGCTAATGCTGGACCTACTGCTAATTGCACCGCAAGTTATCAATTAAATATAGGTCCATCTACTCAAACTTTTGGATATGGTTGGGGTGCTTCTACATGGAATACTGGTACATGGGGAACACCTAGATCATCTTCTAGTGTAGTCCTTGATACAAGGTTATGGTCTATCAATGATTGGGGAGAGGATTTAGTTATTACTGAAAAAGATGGTGCAACTTATGAATGGGATACTTCTGCAGGAATGACAAATAATAGAGCTACAATTGTTGCTAATGCTCCAACTAATTCTACGTTATCAATAGTATCTACAGAAACTAGACATGTTGTATGTATGGGAACAGAAACAACAATTGGAAATACAGGTACTCAAGATAAAATGTTTATTCGTTGGTCTGATCAAGAGAATTATAATCAATGGAGTCCTAATGTAACTAACTCTGCGGGATCACAAAGAATAGGTGGTGGAAGTGAAATTAGATGTGCAAAAGCTTCTAAAGGAAATATATTGATATGGACAGATACTACAATGCAATCAATGTCTTTTATAGGTCCTCCTTTTATATTTGGATTTAGACAACTAGGTAATGACTGTGGAGCTGTAGGTCTTAACTCTGCAATAGTAATAGATGATATAGCTTACTGGATGTCAGATGGACAATTCTTTAGATATGCTGGATCAGTTCAAGAAATACCTTGTCCTATATTAAATCACGTATTTGAAGATATTAATAAAACTCAATACATACAAGTTTATGCTGCACAAAATTCTAACTTCTCTGAAGTAATATGGTATTATTGTTCTAGTTCCTCGGATCAATGTGATCGTTATGTAATTTATAATTATCTAGAAAACTCTTGGTATTTTGGAACTATGGATAGAAGTACTTATCAAGATAATGGAGTTAATTTTAATCCACTAGCAACTGAATATTTAGCTAATTCTAATGTTAGTACTATTTCAACAATTAATGGATTAACTAAAGGTAGAAGTTTAATCTATGCTCAAGAATCAGGAGTGAATGCTGATGGGGCTGCTTTACCAGCTTTTATTCAATCAGGTGATGGAGATATTGCTGATGGTGAAACATTTAGTTTTATTAATAAAGTTATACCTGATTTTCAAAATCAAACTGGAAATACTATCATAACATTAAATGTTAAAGATTATCCTAATGATTCTAATACTGTTGGAGAAACTTTAACAGTAAATAACACGACTAGGTTCGTTAATACACGTATTCGTGGTAGACAATCTAGTATAAAAATACAAAATAATGATGTTGGAGATAACTGGAGATTTGGTACTCTAAGAGTAAACATAAGACAAGATGGAAAAAGATAAATATACTATAAGACCAGCTCGAATATCTGATGCTGTTCGAATAAGAGAGCTACTGAAAACGTGGCTTACAGAGGCTCCATTTAACTTTGGAAACACCAATAATACTAAAGCTTTAGAGAATATAGTATTTTACATTAAGAATAGTTTTGTTATAGTAGTAGAATATGAAAATATTATTGTGGGAACATTAGCTGCAACAGTTGATGAGACATGGTATAGTGACAAAAAGTTCATGAGAACTTTATGGTTACACGTGAATCCTAAACATAGAAACTTTAGGATATTTCGTTCTATAATGATAGTTTTCAAAGAATACGCATTAGCAAATAAAGTAACTGCTATATGCGAAATCTTTCAAGGTAAAGACGTTGAAAGAAAAGACAAAGCTTTTATTAAATTAGGATTTAAAGTTATCGGAGGAACTTATATAGTCAATGGGTAGTATTTTCAAACCAAAA